CTGGTGTCTCAGAAACTCCTAGCAATGTGTCTACATAACGGTCATGCTTAGCCCATGCGGAGATAAAATCTCTGTCAGCCTGAATCTCTTCAGGTGAACGCAACGCAAACTGCAACATATCATCAGTTGTAGCATCGATTAACTGAGCTTCTTCATTAAGTAAAACCTTGTAATCGCTCATTGACATCTCACCATTTGCGATACGCAAAGGTGTAGCAATATCTGGGCGCTTTAACTCATCAAGAATATCTATACCGCTCTTGTCACCCATGACTGCAAGCATTGTATTGATTGCTTCTTCTTTAGTTGCGGAAGTTCCAAGTAGGTAGGAAACGGTAGCCTCGTTATTGCTACCCTTAATCCAAGGGTGATTTTGTGCCCAAGCAATATCATTGTTAGCAAAATCTTCAGCAAGTCTGCTATATTTTTCTGCCAACTTGTTAGTTGTTGGAATACCTGAGCGAACTTCACGAAGTGCAAGGATTGCATCCTTAGCAGAATCTGCTGCACGCTTTGATGCGATAAGTTTTCCACCAACAATAGAAACGTCGCCAGCAAACTGAGTAATTGTGTCAATAGTTCCAGATGCTACTCGACCCATAAGGCTGTTACTAAAAGCCTCTTCACGCTGCTTTTCATCGTAAATGTCAAAGTCAGAGTCCATAAACTTCGGAGTTAAATCATCTGGTAAAAATGATAACGACCCACCGAGTTGTGTTGAAAGTGCCTGACCAAAAGAAATCTCGTTACGCGCTTCCCATGCTTTTTTCCAGGACTCACTAATACCCATGTTTGGGTCACGTTGTGCAAAAAGCGTTACAGCAGAAAGAGGTTCACGAATAAGGTTGCGGTTAGTTGCCTCAATCGCACCAATAACTCCACCAATTGGACGTGCAACATTCTTGCCTAAGTCAATAGTAGACTGCTTTAATATGTTAAGAATGCCATTAAATTCTTTTCTATCATTTAATGGAGCAGTTGCAATATCCCATGCAAACTTTGCTGGAGCTGCAATGGCAAGACCAACGTCTAGCCCCCAGTCCCTGGTTCCTTTTGCAAGGTCACCAATGCGGTTCCAAATATCCATTAAAGACCATTCATCAAAATTGACAGCGCACGGCGCGTTTCAGCTGAAGTATTTGGGCGAGAAGCAATATAACTTAAAACTGGATAGTATGATGCGATACTCTTATTAAACTCAGCGTTATTGTCTGCGTTACTTGGAAGCATAAGTGCCTCTGCGCCAGGACCTGCACCCATATTGATGCCTGCTGTAATTGGCTCATCAGGGTTCATAGTTGGTTCTGTAAGAGAAACAATAGGTGGTTGTGATGGTGCAACATCCATTGGGCGTGCAACAGTTGCAGCAACCTTAGCAAGAGGTGCACCTGCTGCCTGGTCGTTAATCTGCTTGTTCATTCCATAAGCATAGCCTGACGCTGCGCGTCCAGATTGACCAGCTCCACCAGTGCCAGAAACATTAGCAGGATTATTCTGCGGCGCTGTTGGGCGCATCCCTCCACGATTTTCAGCCATGTTTCCTCCTACTTAGTAAATTGCTCAAAGATATGAAACGGCGGAGCCGTCTCGTTATTATTAACTGCTGCAATTCTCATTGCATCTAGCATTGTAGTTCCTGCATGTAGCGCTCCAACTGCAAAGTCACCACCAGAACCAATGCCATAAAATCCTGTACTATTCATTCCAACTGAAAAATCAGAATCTATCTCAAAGATAGTTCCGTTGATTCCTAGCAAAAGACTTAGTTCAAACTTATTATCATCATCGTCTGATGTTTTATTAAAGTCTACACCTGCTTCAGTAAGTGCCGCTTTAAGTGATGGCACTACTTTGTTAATTGCAAACTCGTATAAGTTTGCTTTAGCCTTTACTGTAACTAGTGGAGGTGTCCACCCGTGGAGTACCACTTGTAAACTACGATAGTTACCAGCACCAGAAATAATATAACTTCCACGTTCAACTGCCTTTGTCATGTCGGGATGAGTATAAACTTTACCAGCAGCGTTGATTCGACTGTCTGCTACGATTACACACTTGTCTTCGTGCTGAACACCGATAATCGTAGTCATTGTCCCCTCCTAGATTATATGCGTCGCGTTGAACGAACGCTTGCTGTTGGCTTTCCACTACCAGTAATACCTGATAGTAAGCTCATAATGTCTGGTGGTGCTGCCTCAATTTGAGGTGTAGCGCCTCCTGCTGGAACGCCAGCGGGAACAGGGGACGGTTGCTCAACCGCTTGTTGGGCCCCAGCAGGAGGAACTGGTTGCGGCTGTGGCGTAAAGACTTCTTCAATGACGTCCTCTAGTGCCTGTCCCTTTTGGCGTGCCTTAATGACAGCCGCAATCTGACGCACAACTTCAGAAGCGTCCTGGCCTTGCATAGCCATCTGTGGTATCGCTTGAGAGAGTGCATTAATGGAACCGAGAAGCGATGCTCGCATACTCTCGATTTCAATCTTTTCTACTTCTTGGGTTACATTAACTGTGAATGGAAGTTCACGCATTGCCATATCCTTGGAGATAAGTCCACCACCAAGTGCTTGCAACATAAAGATAAGTCCCTGTGCAGGGTTAAGTCCTGCCAACATACCATAACGAACATCGGCTGAGTAGTCACCCTTAATGTCCTTCTTAGGAGCGTATGTGATTTCATATGGTGAACCTGAGTCTACACCACGAATTGTCTTTTCATCTGGGAAAATTAATTCATCAACTTGGAAACAAAGTTGGATTACATCGCGCAGCGCTGATGCAAAGATTGCTTGTGCTGACTTAACCTGTGTATCAAAGGCTCCCATAAGAGCCTGTACACCTTGGCCAGTAACAACTGAGGCGCTGATGTTTCCTGTGCGTGATTCAGGGTAACGTGTACCAACACGCAACTCTTGACCAAGCAATGTCTGCTCAGTAAACGCGCCTGGCGGAATATTAAGTTCTACGCGTCGGACGCCTGCTGGATTTGCAGTACGAATAACAGCGTCGCCACCAAGCTGCAACTCTTGTACATCTTGTGGAAGTACAATAGGAGCTTGTACAGATTTTTCTGCAGCTTCCATTGCGAGCAACGCAAAGCGGTTGCGAAGCAACTGGATACCGAGGACGTCATCAAACTGTCCACGCAGTTCATCATCAATAGATGGCTTACGGGCTACTACAACCATCATCTTACCCAATGGATTCGTAGCACGTGATAGTACTAAGTTATTCTTTGTAGGGATGTAGATGATTGATTGGTCTTTGTCGTAGTAACGAATCATTTCAACCTGAGTATTTAAGTCTTGCTTGTAGCCAAAGCCACCTAACAAGGAGTACTCGTACTCAGGATATAATGCGACTAACTCAGCCAAAGATGTCATGTAGCGCTTTGCAAAGGCAATGCAGCGTCCGTAGCGGTCGAATTCTGGGTAAGCACCCACAGGGTTTTCTAGGCGGATGCGCGGCAACTTTGCTTCCTCATCCATTTCAATAAAGAATGGGAGGAAACCGTAAGTGATATACCAGTCTGCACCTTGGTACATATGTACCGCAAGGTCAGAGTGTGAAAAATAATTAGAGGCGATACGTGTACGCTTGTCAGCAAACGAACGTGCTCTATCTGAAACAGAGTTGGCAGCCGAACAGTTGACCGCAGGTAGCGGTGCCATAACTTCTGACAGGTCGCTTGCGACAACGTCAATAAAGTTTGCAACTACGTTAGCATCTACACCGTCTGGAAAGAAGTCAGGATAGACAGATGCAATGTTACCCTTGCGGACCGAAAGAACGTCGAGGTTGCGACCGTCGCGTTCAGCGTTGCGGAAGCGAAGGTTCTCGACTCTCGCCGCAACTTGTTCGATTGATAATGCCATTGTTATCCTAACTATAAGTTTCTTGCCATTGCTCAGCGAATGCTTCGTCTAAGTTCAATGACATTCTGCTTTGCTTTTGGTATCTGGTTGCCCAGCGATTATTTTGGAACTGACCAACCTTGCTGCCTTGTTGCATTAATTCGCGGATGCGAATGATAGCAAACCATAAAGCCATCACGCAGTCAGTGGGGTTCTTAGTATCGGGCTTCCAGGTGATGAGTTGCTGTACAAGAGACTTAAGTCCCTCTGAGCCTTCGTTGCTTGGTAGTTCGATTAGACCGTTGTCTTGGTAGCGACCATCATGTATAGTACCAAAAAGGCTAGACATAGATGCTACACCGAAAGATGTGTCCCACTTATTCTTACCAGTAAAGTGTGAGTTTAACTGGCAGCCGTAGGTAGCCAGATAGTTACGCAGGTCAGTGTCCATAGCGTAGTACTTCTGGTGTGCGTTGATTTCCACACGAAACTCTTGAGGGCTATACTTCTCGACCCACTCACGAATTAGAGCGTTCTCCTTTTGAGGAGTAGGGTCTGCCATATTGACGCAGTCAAGTACATAGATTGTACTATCGTCGCGGTTAAGAGTTACGGCTACAAATGCTGAACGGCCAGATACGGCAGGGTCAAAGCCAATTACTGTGTAGGTCGAGCCTGCTCTGGACGGGTGCCCTGGAGCACCAGGTTTAAGCGGTCCACGCTTTCGCATACCGTTAACACATCCTGCAACTGCTGTTGGCGAGAATATGGAATCGGACTGGACGTCTTCTTGTTGGTAGACCATAGCCCAGACAGATGCCGCAACTTCAGAGCGGCGCGTAAAAAGCGAGGGTCCATCCCATTTCGGATAAAGTCCATTTTCGTCAGGCTCATCAATCTCGTTTTCCTGCATCGTGGTCTTAGGCCACAGCGTCTTCCAGTTATCAGGCTTCTCGTCAAACTGAAGTACGGCAGGCATTGCAAAGTAAGTAAAGGGTGATTTGCCACCAGACCACTGTTGAGGGTCACGTAGCATTTTGTATAGGTCAATTGGTGCAACTCGAGTGCCAACGATAATTAATTTACCGTGTCTACCTAGACGGGTAATAACTTCCTTTTGAATCCACTCGAGCTGCTTTTCCCACTCGTGAGCGTTTGAGCCCATCACAGCATCGTCGATAATAATCAGGTCAGCGCGAGCACCGTAAATCTGTGAGCCCATACCTAGGGCTTGGACCGTAGGGTCCTTTTCGCCAGAGTCGCGTCCTGTTCCCAGATAAATCATGTCAGCAGACCATTGTGTTGAGTCTGCCTTGTACCCTCCATTTGGGCCGAAGGCTACTTGGAGTTTGGTGAAGGCTGGGTGGGAAAGTCTTGTTTTGATTGCGCCAAGGAATT